CAACTTATCAGCAACCAATACGGCGTTTATACCTTGAACACAATACGGCAACACTTCAGCGGTTTTGTACTGCTGAATAACAGGTTCGCTTTTGAACTGCGGGTAGACACGTTGCATAAATTCGCCGTAGCGCGGCGAGACATGGGCAACAGTGGTGGTGTCAATGGCGAATGGAGGCGCCACATGTTTACGTTCATCGGCAAATTTCAGACGAAAGGGACGCAACCCGGCGGTGAGGCGCAAAACACCTTTAACGCTATCACGCATCACCGGCACATGGTTGACTAGTGCGACCATGCCGAGCGCGGCGCCGCGCAACATAGCATTACCTTTGGCAGTGCGCGGTTTGCAGGGTGGGCGCACGAACGTGCCGAACCGTGATAAAAACCGACCAATCTTCGGTGCGGGACGGATCGTTTCAACGCCGTCAACCACGGCTGGATACATGCGTTGGGAACAAAACGTGGCCTCAAAAACATGTTTTCGACTTTCGAGCTCAATGGTAAACCCTAATTCAGCAGCATACTTGACGTCATACTTCATGCCGGGTGGACCGAATATGAGGGAGTCATCGCCATTGACGAAGACCACGACGTCGCGTCGGATGCACTCGGCGACTGACCAACCGTTTGACCGGCAAATGACATATAGCGCTATCAGTCCATTAACCGTGGTGTTACCCATAGTGGTATCAGCACGACCAGAGCACAGGACGCCGGGAATGGAATAACGAATACCACGATCACCAGTGCGGCCGTTCAACCGTTCACCACGACGCAAATGCGTGAGCAACCGTTTTCCGTCCAACGTAATGGTGTCGCAGCCGCTGCGTTTTATAAAATCGTATTGCGCGTCAAACGTAAACTGCGCTCGCGACGATTCAAATTTTGCGAAATCACCTTCAAAAATCACGTGTGGGCGAGAAGCGCGTTCATGAATAGCGTCGCCAATCTGGCCTGTGTTCAAGCCGCTACACGCCACTACTACGTGACCGAGTGACCAGGCGGATTTTAACGCAGTGTGAGCGGACAAGACGCCGGGCCCAATCAGCACGTTGAGCCAAGGCGTACAGGACGAAACACCGCGCGGCGCCTTCGCCGCGGTGGTGTAACCCACAGTCAAACCGCCATTCTCACCTTTTACGAACATACAC